CGTACATGACGGAGTCCTCCCGCCAATATCTACCGTCACACAATGGACAGTCGAACGGATAGGGCATCATTGTGTAATCTCCTTGCTTTCTATAACGTCGCATTTTGAGACATTTTCGGATATAGGATCAAGGCCTCCATCTAAAACATATTCCTCTGCCCATTCGGGAGTCTTAGCTTCGACCTCGTAGGTTTCATAAATAACTGTGCATGTTGTAACTCTGTACGTCTTCATTCGTCTCCCTCCGCGTGTCTTACATCACAATCACATATTACTGCTCTGACTCCGTCTATGTCGTAGATTCCCCAAGCTGGCTCCACTTCATGATCGTCTAAGCGCTCCGCCCTCTTAAGTTGCTCGGCGTCGTAGTACGCTGTCGTTTCTTGACAAGGATAATAAAGTTCTTCCTCACAAATTTCTTGTAGCTCTTCGTCTAAAAAGCATGACTCAGGATCATAACAATTATCGGCTAAAAGTTTTCTCGCCTCCTCCTCTGTCTTCGCAATTACCGTGTAAGTATGCTCTACCTTTTCAATGGTCGTAATTGTATATCTATTCATTTTCTTCACCTCCCGATAGTCTGTCGTCTAGTGCATTCTCGACCGCGTCTGTGCCGTATCTCTTCACCATGTAGTGAAGGAATGAATGACTCTCAACGTCCGTGTTTCCTACCTTTATGTGATGGACTCCCCACGCATTAGCAGGTGATTCCAATCCCTCGATATACATCTTTATATCTCTTTGTAAACTCATAACCGCCTCGCTAGTTCTTTTGGGTCAATGTTTTTAATCATGTCTGAGCGTATCGCCTTGAACAAATCTTGCTCGCTTCCTTCCTTGTGTACTCGCTCAAGCACCGTCTCTTCATCAACGCCCCATAACTGAGACATAACAATTGTGGTGTGTCTGTTTACTGATTCGGTAATGATCTGTTCTAGTTCCTTTGCGTTCATTATGCCGCCCTCGCAATAATATTTCGTTGATTCTTTTCCATTGTCTTACCGTGTCCGATATAGCATATAACTGACACGCTTTTATCCCAACACGCTCGACACGTTCCGCATTTGCCTGATCTCGTATATGCCTCACAGACTGCCGCACCTTCTGGCACACTGTCAAGTGTCGATATTGTTGACGTGTTCGCGCCTTCGATGGTCTCGCCCGTGATGCTGTCAGAAGATCGACGGATGACCACGTTGGAAAACATCTCCATGTTGTC